ACTCGGCTACTAAGTCCTCAGTGGGTATTACCTCAAAGGCGTCATCAGTAACCTCAAGCGTGACGGCCTTCTTATTGGCCTTGGGTTCCTCATCAAGCTTTGTCTTGATAGCGGCAGTCCAAGACTTGATCTTTGCCTTGGCTTGATCGATGTAGTCAGCGGCTGTTCTTGTTCCGGGTTCTCCTCCGATGCCTACCTTGCCATCAGAGTCGATACGCATACGCTCCCTCAATGACGGAGGGTTGGAGCCAGTGTAAAGGGTGAGAGCACCGGCGTTATCTCCGGTCTCATCAAGTCCACGAATCATGCTACTGACGCCGCGATTACTGCCTGCATCCTGTGAAAACTGAATGCCGCCTACTGGATTATCAGCAGTAATATTGCTTGTCGCGGTAAACCTTGCAATGGGAGAACTGCTACTTAGGCCCAGCAATACTCCATTTGGCGCAGGAGACCCAATGCCCACGTTGCCGCCTGCGAACGTCCAAGCATTAGTGCCGTTGTAGTAGAGATACTTGTCAGCGTCTGAAGCCAGTAGTATGTGGTTGGGATTGGCTGAATCGTTAACCGCTGCACCAGACGAGTTAATGATGATGCCGTTAGCGGCTTGGTTCGTCTGACCTGCCTTGGTTCCAATAGCTATAGAGTTATCGCCTTGAGTGGTTTGGCCTGCTTCTCTACCAACAGCAACAGCTTGAATGCCTTGGCTTGTTTCGCCTGCTGTGACACCAACAGCTACAGCACTATTGCCTTGACCCTTACTGGGGTCGTTAACCTCGCCGGCACCTGCGCTGTATCCAACAGCCACGGCATTATCGCCTTGGTCTGTCATGCCTGCTAAAGCGCCAACAGCAACAGCTTGAATGCCTTGGCTTGTTTGGCCTGCTGTGACACCAAAAGCTACAGCATTAACGCCTTGGTTGGTTGCCCCTGCCAAGTAACCAACAGCAGCGGCGTTAATGCCTTGACCTGTAGCGCCCGCGCTAGGACCAGCAGCAAACGCATTTTTACCAGCATCAGGCTTTGACGCCAGTAGGTCACCATTGATACTAGCGCCGCCCTCGACCTGTAGCTTACCGCTGTGTGCCACACGGGTCAGGAACTCCTCGACCAACTTAATGGTAGGCTCTTGCTCAAAGGCACCGTCTGTCACGATTTCCCAAGAGGCTTTCTTGGCCTTGGTCTTCCACTCGGCTAGCTGTTCCTTAGCTGATAGGCCAAAGGTGACAGGGGTCATTCCAATGCCCACGTTTCCTGAGCCATCTATGTTAAGAGAATAAGCTCCGTTGTTTGTACGGAACTGCATAAGTTTGCTTACGTTGCTGTAGACGATGCGACCATCTGCTGGTACGGCGGCGGTACCAAAGTTAAGGATAGCACCGCCATCGTCACCACCAACGATCCTAACTTGGGTTGTCCCATCACCATGAACCTCAAGCTTTTGTGATGTAATATCAGTACCAATGCCCACGTTGCCACCGCTGTAATAGATGTCATCGCCGTTAGTAGCCAGAGACCACTGTCCTTCACCAGCACCACTACCCAGCTTAATAATTGAAGAACCATCATTGGTATACAGTTGCTTATTAGTTAAGTCAACCGCTAGTTCACCTCTGTCTACATCGCTTGTCGTGGGAGCACCTGAACCAGTCTTAGTAATAATTTTAGTAGCCATTAATATGAGCCTCCGTCAATGGTTGACAGTGTTGTTGCTATAGAAGTTGTACCAGAGCCTGTCACAGCACCAGTCAGTGTAATAGTTTCGTTACCTGAGATATAGCCACTGTCATTAGTCCACTGGCTTATGTTACCTGATTTATTAGTCAGCGTGTCGCTAGAGTCTGCTGTAATGTAAGAAGATAGGTCAGGGGGTGTATACGTAAACACACCGTTGAGATTGTTGTACTCTAGGTTAGCGGTTCCTACAGGGTCCACAGTAACAGATAGATCGTCTAGTTGTATACTACTGCCACCAGAGCCACCTAAGAATAACCACACAGTACCGTTGTACATGTACATGGAATCGTTGGTAGTACTAAAGAATAAGGCCCCTGTCTCTAGAGGGTCACCTTTGTTGTCTGTGGTAGGCTCAACGGCCTTAGGGCCTAAGTAACGCTTGTCAAAGTCGTCGTAGAGAGCCTCAGTAGCTACTCTGGAAGCTTCAGCACTCTGGGCGCTTTGACCCGCCTCCTTTGCACTTTCAGAAGCACTCGCAGCGTACTGGGCAACTTTTGACGCATAAGCGTCTGTAGTAGCATCACCTGAACCACCATCGCCTCGATAAATGGGCATAGAACGCTCCTGAAAATACAAAGAAAATAAAAGGGGCCATTGCTGACCCCTGTGGTACTAGTCTTAAGCGGCAACGCCCAAGATGAGACCAGCCTCAGGACGGTAGGTTTCGATACCGTACAGAGTGTCAGCAGTGTACAGAGTAGAAAGATACTCTTGCTTGTACTGGGTCTGCGAACGTACAGCCATCTGCTCCGCTAGAACAATAGCGTCTTTGTGGAAGAACAAGCAACCACGTACACCAGTGTCCATAGTGGGGCAGTTAGACGATACGTATACGTCTACACCGTAGAGGTTACCGATGAGTCCTGACTCTACAGAACGACCATTTACAAAGTCGCTAGAGACGTAACGATCAATTCCCATGATGTCACGACGAGCAGCCGGTGGGATCACCAACGCACGGTTGTCCATAGGAACGTCAGCATCGTCGAGGATCTTGATAGCCTCACGGAAGCCTTCGTCGTTAAACGCTAGAGCAGTGGCACCAGCAGTGAAAGGCACAACAGTTGTTCCGTTAAACATCCAGCTAGCAGAGTTGACCCAATTAGCCGCCGAAGGGCTTACAGTACGAGTACCGTCCCCGAAACCAGTAGCACAGTTAATGAGATCAGTGTCTACTTGGACAGCCAACTGATAACCAGCATCTTCTGTGTAGAACTGACGCAGAGTAGACAGAGCCTGTACTTCTACGATGTCCTCAATAAGACGCGAGTACTCAAAGTGACGGTCTACAGCAATCGTGAGTTCCTGCTCGACGTTAGCCTGAATCGTGACCGCAGTGTCAGCTACTTTAGCGTTAGCTTCTCCACGGATAGGCTTAGGTACGTGAATCAGGTCACCCTTCTTGCCCGTCATAGCCATACGCTTGACGAGGGGAGCCATCTTGAGGTTCTTTTGGTACGCGGCAATTACCTCATCACTCCAGATTTCTGGAATGAAAGTGTCTGCCGCTGTTTTGTTGACAATTGACCCACCGCCAACTGTTCCGGGATACGGTTGTTCAGCCATGATATTTCTCCTTTAGGCTATCGAACTCGACCCTCGGCGTACGCCTTCAGTAATTCATCTGATAGACTTTGGTAACGCTCTGGGTCGGTTTTCATAAGTTTAATAATGTCAGCACGACGATAAACCTTCTTACGTGACCCTTCTGCTGATCCACGGGCGTTGCCTGTGCTAGCTGACTTTACCTGACTCTTACGGGCTACTCGTTCAGCCTGTGCGGTCTGTTGAACTACTTGGCTACGTTCTTTCCAGTTGCTAAATAGTTCATGTGCCGCGTCGTAGTCGTACTGCTGGTCAGCCTGTACAAACAACTGTGTTCGAACTTTAGAACCCTTGATCCACTCAGCAAACTTAGGATCCTGAAGCACTTGCTCCATATCCGGGTGTTGCTGTTGAAGTTGTGCCTTAGTAGACTCCCTCTTAGCTAGGGCAGTGTACTCTTGCGCTTCTCTGATCTTAGGGTGGTTATCTATAGCTCTACTAACAGCCGTCTTAGGATCAACAAAGAAATCTACATCATCATCTTCATCGTCTATTTGTTGCTGTGGTTGAGGTGCTTGTTGGGTTGAGAGTTGTGTTTGGATGTAGCTATCAACAACACCACGTAGATCGCCAATTTCCGTACTCTGTTTGCCTGTAAACCTCTCAAGCTCTTGGTGCATCTGTACGAGGTCTTCTACGGACTTACCTTGGTACTTTTCCGGTAATTCAGGCTCCTGAGGTTGTTCCTCTTGCTCTTGAGGAGTCTCTGTGGTATCCTGAGTGTCTAACTGATCTACTGGTTCCTGATCTTCATCCTTACGCTCATCGAGTAGTGTCGCTCTTGACATTGTAAACTTACCCCGCCTTTATAGGTTATGGAGAAATAAAATGGAAGTTGCCCCGAAGGATTTCCGTTAGTTGGCCCCAGCCTCCTGATGCTCCTTTACCCACTTCATGTGCCTACCGGGGAAATCCCCAGAAGCACCCTCTAGTACGCTAGGAGTGGCCGAGACGATCTTTATAGCGTTAGCACCACATCCGCACCTACTGGACGTAGTACCTGACTCTACAAATTGTTCAAATATGTGACCATTGGTACACTTAAACTCAAATACCTTAATCATCTTCTTCAGCAGCCTT